GAACTCCTGCAGTAGTCGACATTTCTCCCATATGATCTTTAATACCATACTTTCTTTTCCAAGCTTTAAATTTAGAATCTCTTTCTAAATTAGCAATCACCATATTTGACATAGCACTAAAACCACCATCATCAAAACGATCTAATTCATCTTCAACATCATCTGGGTCTTTTACATATTTTGAAATAAGTTCATAAAAATCATCATATGCCTCATCTGACATAATAAGATCTTCATTTACGTCTTCAGTCTTTTTTGCAACTACACCTAATTTATTATGAAGATAAGAATCTGAATCATCTACATCGCCATCATTGTCAATATCTTTATCTTTCAAATCTTTAAATTTAGTTTCTGCTTCTTTATCATCAATGTTATCTAAAGCTTCTTTGTTTAAAAACTCTTTGAATTTAGTTAAGTAATCCATTTATTTATCCTCTAACTTTATATAAATACACTCCACCATTTGGTGCAGATGCCGAACCTGATACTTGTGCTATTGATAAATCTAAAATTCCACCATTAGCAATGTCTGTGCCATATCCTGATCCCAGTGCTCTCAGATGTCGAATAGGAATAGATCCTCCGCCTGTCAATGTGATATTTCCATTAATAGAATTACCACCAGAGATAGAACATGCTCCATATCCATAATTTGATCCGGTCAAATCTAATTGGCCACCTTCCCATACTCTTACGCTATAATATTTGCCGGCTGGTCCTAGTCTTTCATGAGATGAAGATCCTGTTTGGCTATGTTCTAAATGATAATTTGGTGCTGACATTATTTACTCCCTAATTTTTTAAGTTCATTTACTAGTTCATAATAACGTAACATTGTTAATACATCTTTATCTTCAATTGTATGTTTTTTATTCAATTCAGATAATAGATTAGTAACTTCATTTAATTTAATTTTAATCACTTTACTACCAACTGATGCCTTTAATGTTGATATGACATTAGCCAATTTAGTTGTTTCTGATAAAATGTATTTTTTTAGTTTAACTGAATTAGTTACATTATTAATATATTCTTTTAACATCTTCTTTTGAGATGCTCCTAAATTGGAATATTTTTCATTGAATTTATCTACTACCATTTTACTAGCTAATATACGTACATCTTTATGTTCTGAAGTAAGACTTGGGGCATTATCTTGCTTTTTTGAAGATGTTTGTACATGTTCAATTAATGAAAATTTACTTGATATATACTCTTTAGGGTCATCTGCAGAATTAAATTCAAATAATTTATACGTTGATGCATGTAATTTGTAATTTTTAACTCTTGACTTAAAAAAGTCTTCAACTATATAATTAGCTTTAAGATCTTTGATTAAGTTATATTTATCACGTCTCAATTGAGATTCATTTAATTCGGCACGTGCCTTTAACACCGCTTCTACAAACTTTTCAGCTTTTGATTCTGATGAAAATTTCTCTTCTGCAATTGTCCTGTATAATTTTAATTCTTTTTGAATCTCTGACTTTGAATTATAATGTCTTTTGATAATTCGAAGTGCCTTCGAATCCATATTATTCATAGTGTCAGAAGCAACTTGTCGTACAAGCAATTCAAATATTAATGCGGTATTTTTTACCTTTGAATGTTTTATTCGTTTCATGAAAGTTCGCCCCGTATAATCATATTTTTTTAATAAATATGCTAGCAATTCGGAAATCCATATTAGATTATTCTTCTAATAACTGGTTCTCGTCTAGCATTGTCCCATTATCATCTGTTTTGTCTTCATTCAACATCGTTTGTTGGATGACTTTCGATTTATTTTTCATAGAAGCAATTAAATTACTTACCTCTAAATTTTCTGTACTCAGTGGTGACCCACCTTTGTATTTAGGTTGTAACGGTGAAGCATCTGTTGCAAATGTTTTTCCTATCTCCTTAGCCGCTAATGGGTCTCTTCCAAATGTTGAATTATGTGATTTACCATTAATTGGTCCTTGCGGTCTTCCAGGTCCTGCAACATGTTCTTGCTCTTGGCCTGGTAACAATCCTCCTTTGTTTGCAACATGCATTGAAGCAATGTCATGCGGAGTACCAAACGACTGATTTGTCTTTCTTGGATCATTACCTTCACCTTTAATTTGTTCTCTTCGGAAGCCTTCTTTAAGATCTTGAATCACTTGTTCTTGTTCTGCCGTCCATTCATCTTGACTCAATCCAAATATATTTTCATATACCCATCTTTGAGAAAATAGATTTGATTCTATCATTGAACTAGCAAGACCAATCTTTTCATTAAGAGTTTCAACTTTTTGTTTTTCATATATAAGAGATGGATTGGTTAAGTTTAATTCAAACCCAACTAAATCTTCATCTTTAAATCCTTGAGAAAATAAATGTACAATTGCAATCTTAGTTAATTCAGAAACAAATATCTTTTGTATTCTTTCTATTGTTCTAGCAAATCTTACATCCTCTGCTGCCAATGTTGCTTTACCTTCTACTCCCTCATCATATCCTAAAAATGCTTTAGGTATTTTTAATGCAGAAAATAATTTATTTTTTAAATAATCAATATCTTCAATAGCACCATCACTAGATAGGCCTGGTAATGATTCTATATTAGTTCCAGATTCTCCTCCTCTAACAGGTAAAAAGAAATCCTCAATCATATTTTGCATATTAAACTTAAGATTATAGTCTCCTGTCTTTTCATCTATATAAGGAACCTTTTTCATCTTATTGATAATATTTTGAATATGATTATCAACTTCGGCTGGTGGTATATTACCTACATCAATTTTAAAAATTCTTCTTTCCGGTGCTCTCATGATTCTTTGAATCAACATCGCATCTTCCATAAGAGTTAATTGTTTATAAATTTTTCTAGCACCTTCTATCATTGACTTTCCATATGGTAAAAAGTTTGTATCAGATAATAATCTAAAATGTGCTATTTCAAATGATTCAAACTCTGCTGGATTACCGCCGCCTCCTCCAGACCATTGGTTATTTCCTCCACCATGTGTATTTTCCATAGTAAATTTATGTGCATATGGGTTGTTAGGGTCAAATCCTTCATCTCTTCGTATTTCATATGCTGATACTGGAGTTACATTTACAATTCCAATTTCTTCTTCAACGTCTAAATGTAAATAAAAATCTCCATATTTACATGCATTTCTAATCCATGGCCATAAATTATAATCTATATTTAATACATCATAAAATAAATTTCTTAATACTTTTCTTATTTCATCATTAGGAGATGTAATTGTTAATGTATCTCCATCCGCATCTTTAACTGTTGATTCGTCTGCATAGATGTCTAATGCTGATGATAATATCGGGTCCATATCCATTGCTTCATAATCTGTAAATAATTCTATTTTTGATGTATGAAATGTTTGGTTTTGATTATATGTCCCGTAACCAGGCATACCCTTATGTACGCCAGAAAATCTATCAACATATTTTTTGTTTGTTAAATTTCCTGTCGATTGTAATCGATTTGTATCGACGGCCTTAAGACGATTTTTTGCAATTCTTCTAACAACTACATTTGTTGCAAATAATCTGCCTAACCGCGCTCTTAATGATGTGTCTGCCATAGTTTTCTACTTTTATATAAATATCTTGTTACTCCAAAAGCCAGGTTAAATCTTCATTGTCCTTATCACCTGATTTCCATTGCCAATCCTTTGGCCTATCTGTTCCTGTTGAATATACTCCTGCTGATTTTCCAAAACCACTTAATGCCTTTCTAGAAAGATCAACTCCCTGTTGATGTAATCTTAATGCAGTATCTCTTACCCATAATGCAATTCCAAATGCCATTACTAAATCATCGTTATATCCTCTCTGTGCTTCTGCTCTACTACCATTCCATATAAAGACATATAATTCATCTACCAACCGTTTTGACTTTACAACTGGCGACTTTTCTCTAAAATATGTTTCTAATTTGGATATAATTAAAGGTCTGGTTTTTGATGTTGTAGAAAATCCAGGAACCTTTTGTCCTTTATTTTTTAAATCATACCCTTTTCTTAAATGTACATCTTCATCTACATATGCATCTTGTTTATATGAATAATATAAATTTTCATATCCTTTGTCTATTGCAACCTGTAAAACTGCCCATCCTATATTTGCATTTTCAATAACTAGTAATGCATTATTCCATTCTGTTGCTACAGATATTAACATATTACCATATTCAGTAGTTCCTATCTTGCCTTTATATTCAGCAACTTGTTGCATTGTTTTTATGTCTAGCACATGAAATGCAGAATAATCTCCTCCATCTCCTCTCGCAACATCCGCTACTACTACATATGAATTAGAATAGTTTGGATATTCCCATATCCAATAGTTGCCATCAAATCCTCTTTTTTCTTTTGGATCTTCTACATATGTTTGTTCATACCATTGTATAATAGGCCCATCTACTACTGTATGTCCGGAACTTATAAAGTCACAATCACATTCTTGTGCTGCACTCTTTTCTCCTAACAGTTCTGTTTGAAGATCTCTCCATGATTGATCTCTTTCCGGATGTACCGTCCAGTGTAGTTTGATAGGATTAAATTGT